ATTTTTTATGAGTAATTACGTTCTTTCAAAACAAGAAAAAGAAAATGGCATTGAGCTATTTAAAAATCTGGATGGAGACTTGAACGAGGCTGCGAAAAAGCTGTTTGATGACCCTAACGAAAAAGGCAGCACAATTCGCGGCCGAGCATTGAGGAAGTTTTGGGTAGATAAGGGTTTTGAGTATCGTACTAAAGTCAAGAAAAAAAGCAGCAAATATTTTTTACAAGACAGCGAAAAGGATTTTGTGCACCGGCATTACTGCGCGGAGATGACTAAACGGGAGATCGCCCAGCTATTGTGGACCGACGAAACTAACCATAGAGGATTTTACGAAAGCGCAAAATTTGTTGCATTATCTGATTTTATTAACAAAGAATTTCCCAGCGTCACTAATCTTCGAGATGAAATAACAGGAGATCGATATGCCCCACCTAAGATCATGAGTACTGTCATAAAAAAGGTGAACAAGGTAGTTTTTAAAGAATTTGAGGTGGGAAAAATAAGCGTTACGGATAGAAAGTGTCTGGAAAGATTGCTCACCTATCTTTCTGCGCCTAGGTTTGTGCAGGTAATCAATGCTTATCCTACAAAGCAAAACCGAGAGCTTTTAGAGTCCGAGTACATAAGATCTACATGGGATAAGCCTGATTTAACCGCAGATGAGCTGAACCTATATATCAATGTGTGTATGGACTATATTAACCTCAAAGAAATCGAACAACAAAAACAAAAGCTCAACTTGATGTTTGATGATACTGAGGGGCAAAACGATTTGACTATGCGCTTAACTGAGATGTTAAAAACTAAGTCTGAAGAATATAACCAATGTACAAATCGCATTGATAAAATGATCGCTAAGTTGAACGGTGAGCGAGCTAAGAGGGTCGCCAACCAGCATCAACGTAACGCTTCAGTATTAGCGTTAGTGCATCTTTTTCAAGAAGAGGAGGAGCGACGTCTAATGATCAAAATGGCAGATATGCAAAAACAATCTGTCGAAGAAGAGGCGGGTAAGATGGAGCAAATGAAGGACTGGAAAGCTCGAGTTTTAGGTATTAGCAGGCAGGATATTGTATAATGGAGAGAGTCTGTAAAAAAATATTTCGTTGCGCAGAGTGCAAGAAGGAGTTTGAAGGGAGGGGGTCTTTACATAAGCACCTAAAACAGCACGGCTTATCCTTGGCAGAGTATTATACTCTTCATTATCCGCGCGCGAATAAACTTACCGGAGAGCCATTGCCGTTTAAAAAATTTGAAGAGTATTTTGAGAGGGATTTTTCCACAAAACAACAGCTTAAAAAATGGTGCGCTAAGGCTCCTGCTCCAGAAGTAGGAAAATATATTTTAGGGTTGATTGAGAAAAGACAACTTAAAAAAGACAGGCACTACGCCCCATTCCACTTGGAGGCTAAAAGTTGTTTTTTACCAGATATCGATACTTACAGAAAAATATTTGGTAGCTATAATGAAGCTGTAAAAAAGATTGGCTTGTGTCCTTTATACGGAGAGAGGCTGCCTAAGAAATTTTTTACTTTTACGCTTCCTGAGGATCTAAGAATTGCTATCGATACTCGAGAGCAGTCCCCGCTTAGTTTTTCTTTTCGGACTGATGCTCATAAGTTAGATGTAGGGGATTATACTCTTTTTGGTGATCATTACTCTTATACTTATGTAGATCGCAAGTCAGGCTCTGATCTACATGCCACTTTAAGCAACCAAAACTATGAACGTTTTCAAAGAGAGTTGCAGAGGGTTAAGGAGTTAGATTCTTATTTATTTGTAGTTATTGAATCTACTCCACAAAAAATGATTAAGGCAAGCCGAGCATTTAAGCGCGCCGCGAATATTGATTTTGTCTTGAAGAGGGTTAGGGATTTAAGTTATGAGTTTCAGGGGCACTGTCAGTTTTTATTTAGCGGGAGCCGGAAAATCTCAGAGGAAATCATTCCTAGGTTGCTTTACAAGGGTAAAGAAGTGTGGGACACGGATATGCAATATTTTTTAGATCATGAGTTGGATAGAAGGAACACAGAATAGACCTCCGAGGAGATGTCGCTCAAACGAAGAGCTGAAAAAGATCGAAGGGTTCATAGAAGAAAGGGAAGCTAAGCTTGCTCTTTATGAGTTCTTAAGGAATAACATGACTTTTACGGCAGAACTTATGATGGGGATTAAGCTTTTTCCTTTTCAGCATATGGCTGTTAAGAGTATGTTTGAAACGGATTATTTTTTAGGAGTATGGTCTCGAGGAATGTCCAAGTCTTTCACAACAGGTGTTTTCGCTGCTTTGGATGCCATCTTAAACCAAGGGGTAGAAATTGGTATACTCTCCAAATCTTTTAGGCAAGCAAAAATGATCTTTAAGAAGATTGAGGATATTTCTATGCATCCGGACGCAGGCTTGTTCAACCAGTGTATCACTAAGGTTTCTAAGAGTAACGACGAATGGTTGATGGAGATTGGTAGTAGCCGTATTCGAGCGCTGCCATTGGGAGATGGCGAAAAGTTGCGTGGTTTTAGGTTTCATCGTATTATCATTGATGAGTTTTTGCTAATGCCCGAAAGGATTTATAACGAAGTTATTGTCCCTTTTCTATCTGTTGTTACAAATCCGACCCAACGTGATGACCTACACAAGCTGGAAACTAAGCTGATCGAAGAAGGTCTGATGGTAGAAAGAGAAAGGCATATTTGGCCTAATAATAAACTAATAGCTTTATCGTCAGCTTCTTATAAATTCGAATACCTTTATAAGTTATACCAACAATTTGAGTTAAGTATTACGCGAAAAGAACAAAAAGATAAGGCTTCTAGATGCATAATGCATTTTTCTTATGACTGCGCTCCAGAGCAGCTCTATGATCAAAACCTTCTCAATCAAGCCAAAACTACCATGAGTACCTCTCAGTTTGAGCGAGAGTTTGGGGCGGTGTTTACTGACGATAGTGCGGGCTACTTTAAGACTAGCAAAATGGCACTATGCACAGTTCCAGATGGAGAGTCTCCGTCTATTGAAATCAAAGGGGACCCGGACGCAGAATATGTTTTAGCCTTTGATCCGTCATGGTCCCAAACTGAGAGTTCGGATGATTTTGCAATTCAAATTTTGAAATTAAACGAAGAGCAGCAGAGAGCAACGCTGGTGCACAGTTACGCTTTGGCCGGGACTTCTTTGAAGCACCATATTCGCTATTTTCTTTATTGCTTACAAAATTTTAATATTATTGCGGTATGCGGGGATTACAATGGAGGGGTACAATTTTTGCAAGCATGTAACGAAAGCGAAACGTTTAAGCAAAAAAAGATAAAGTTGAAACAGGTCGAAGTTCCTTTTGACAAGCCAGAGGAGTATCAGGCTAATTTAACTACTTTTAAAAATGAATATAATAAAGATGACTATAAGCATGTGATATTGCGAAAACCTACAAGTGGTTGGATACGTCAGGCCAATGAGTTATTACAGGCTAATTTTGATCATCGTCGTGTTATGTTTGCCAGTCAGGCTATTGATGATCAATACGTATCCCAAAAAAATAAAAGCATTCCAATTGAAGATATTATGTTTTTACGTAGCAAGGATGTAGAGAAGCAAAGTTCAGGAGCAAAACAGATTGATTTCATCGAACACCAAGCAGATATGATGAATCTAACTAAAAACGAATGTGCTTTAATACAGATAACTAGTACAGCCCAAGGTACTCAAACTTTTGACCTGCCATCTAATCTTCGACGACAGACTGGGCCTGACAAGGCAAGAAAGGATTCTTATTCTGCTTTAGTACTTGCAAACTGGATGACAAAAATTTACTTTGACTCGAAAAAGCAACCTAAATCTAATATAATAGAAACATTCGAACCAATGTTCGTAAACTAACTTTATGACTTTTCAAAGTCACTTTTAATCAAATCAGTGTAAAATCTAGCATGGCAAGAAGAAAATATACAAAGCGTTCAGATTATTGGAAAAAATTTGAGAAAAACTTTCAGTACCCTAACAATCCCTATGAAAGCTTGGCGGGACAATCAGATACTTTCGAGCCAAAACTTGTAGGAGATTCTTTCTATGACTATACTGCGGAAGCTTATAGTCGAGGAGGGGGTACGGGAGGAACCACGGACAGTAGACGCAACAGCATAGCAATTCAGCCTAAATTATATGCTTATAATAATATTCGTGCAGGTTTACTTCCTTTTCAGTATGCTTTAGATGGCGTCAATGTTCGCGAGGCTATCGAATTATGCCAAAAAGCTTACTGTAATGTAGCAATTTTTCGCAATTCTATTGATATGATGGCAGACTTTGCTAACTCTACTCTTTATCTAGAGGGAGGGACAGAAAAGTCCAGACGCTTTATTAATTCATGGTTTAAGAAAATTGGTATTTGGGGATTAAAGGATCAATTTTTTAGAGAGTATTACCGTAGTGGAAATATTTTTCTTTTTACTGTAGATGGAAAGTTTAAAGCGGACGAATTTGCTAAAATTAGAAACCTTGGCTTAGTGGCTGAGACAAATAAAATTCCTATTAAGTATATTTTGCTCAATCCTTTTGATGTAGTTGCGCAGCGTACTACTTCTTTTGATGTTCGATTCTTTTCAAAACTCTTGAGTGAATATGAGATTGAAAGGCTGAGGGATCCTAAAAACGAAGCCGACAGAGAATTATTTAACGCCCTTCCTGAGAACGTTAAAAAACGCATTCGTAGCAATTCGTGGACACCAAGCGGTATGACCGTTCAGTTGGATCCTAGTAAGCTCAGATACGCTTTTTATAAAAAACAAGATTATGAGCCGTTTGCTGTTCCGTTTGGGTTTGCGGTGCTTGACGATATCAACTTCAAAATGGAGATGAAGAAAATCGATCAAGCAATTTGCCGAACAGTCGAAAACGTAGTCCTGATGATCACAATGGGGGCAACCCCTGATAAAGGGGGCATTAATCCGCGTAATATGACGGCCATGCAAAACCTTTTTACTAACCAGAGTGTGGGGCGTGTCTTGGTCAGCGACTATACGACTAAAGCTGAATTTATTATTCCAGATCTAGAAAAGGTTATTGGGCCATCTAAGTATGACGTTGTAAATAGGGACATTAAAGAAGGGCTGCAAAATGTAATTTTAGCAGAGGAGAAGTTCGCGAATGCCACTATCAAGGCACAACTCTTCCTTCAAAGGCTTAAGGAATCTCGAGAGGCTTTTCTTCACGAGTTCTTGCAGCCTGAAATAGACCAGATATGTAAAAACTTTGGATTTAGAGGTTCCCCACGTGCTCGTTTTCAGGATATCGATATGAAGGATGAAAATCAGGTTCAGCGCGTCATTACGCGTATGATGGAGCTTGGTATCCTACCTCCAGAAGAAGGAATGAAGGTTATTGATACAGGAGTTTTTCCTTCTGAGCACGAATTAGAAAAAGCACAAGAGAAGTTTTTGGATGATAGAAAGAAAGGGTGGTATAATCCGCTAGTGGGTGGTGTTCCTGTTTTTGAGGAATCTGAAGAATTGGAGCTTGAGGAAATCAAGCATCCTGAAAGCATGAGAATACTAGACGAACAAAAGAACAAAACCCCTAAATCTCCGGGAAGACCCGCTGGGTCCAAAACCCAAGGGCGTAAGGTTACCTATGCTGTCGATTCCATTAAAGAAGTTATTGATGCTACTAATAAATTTTATAGTGAGGTCAGCGTAGAGGCTAAAAAAGTATTTAAGAAAAAACGTTTAAACACAAACCAGAAAGAGATTTTAGAGAAGGTTTGTGAAGTAGTAGTTTCTTCGTGCGACCAAGCTGACTGGAAGAAAACAGCGGTCAGTTGTCTTAAGGATAATAA